TGAGCAATTTAGTACGATACAACACACCTAGTCTTCTTGGACGCAGCATCTTTGATGAACTGTTCGGAGACTTCCAACAATTAACGAGACGATCAACACAGGGTTATCCTGTGGCTGATATCTTTTCTAATGAAGATGGCAGCACAACCCTTGAGTTTGCTCTCGCAGGTTTTAGTAAAGAGGATCTAGTCATTGAGATCCAGCCAGAGAAAAGCAGTCTAACTGTGCGTGCGGAGGCTAACGGCGATGGGGACAGCAATAGACGTATTGCCCGCCGCAGCTTCCAAAAGACTTTTGTGAACTATGATAGCAATCTCGACCTTACGGCGAGCACTGCTGACTTTCACAATGGGCTACTAACGGTCACTATCCCACGGAAGGCCGAAGTCCAACCTGTTATTATTGACATCAACTAAGGTGTCAAAATTCGCACAGCCAAAAGGAGGGGGTAACCCCTCCTTTTTTCTTAATAAAGTAAAAAACATTTTTCGATCACTATACATCGCTAGAGGGTATGTTATAGTAGATCACGGTCAACTAACCAGCAAAGGAGCATAAAATGGGTATTGATCTTAACAAAATGCGGCAGAAGCACGCCGCTCTCACCAACCGAGGCGGAGACTCCTCGGATAACTTCTGGAAGCCTGAAGAGGGCACGCACCAAGTTCGCTTGGTTTGCCCGCCAGACGGCGACCCCTTCTTTGAAGCCTACTACCACTACGGCATGGGCGCTGAAGGAAAGACTACCGTTCTCAGTCCACGGACCAACGGTGATGCTGACCCCATCGCAGAGTGGGGAACCCGC